CTCCTGAGGATCCTTCTCTTGCGACCAAGGTCACCAGTAAACTTCCGGACATGGTGAGAGGAAGGTTGACTGCTTATTTTCTGAAATCTTGGGCGGCTGCTCACTCAAGGATAGGGAAAATTAAGCTATCTGACACAGGTAGAGACTTACTCAAAAGCATAAATATAACCGACGCAACAACTTTCGAAGAACTCACTGGGAAAGTTGATTATCTTGATCCTTTGCTTAGTGAACCAATACCAACTTTTTGCGGATTAACAGTTACTAGCATGTCTCAAATATTAACTTTGTCTTATTTCCATGTACTTAAAAATAAGAATACAAGCAGTGGGTTAGTGGATGAATACAAAATCTTCGAGAAAATGATATCAAACGCATATTCTTATCTTGAATCAGGAATGGCTAGTAAGGGTTATGAAGACCACGTCGACAACTCTAGTAAGCCAGTTGTCAAGGACTTAAGGACATATCAAGTCAGCGGGCCAGCTATCAGAAGAGGCTGTGAACTAGCAAAACAAACAATCTGTAAGTCTAATGGCTGGGAGCAACATGAATATAATTCAAAAATTAAAGATCATATAGTGGATTTCCTCCTCAAAACCCTGCTGGAGGATTTAGCCACTACCAGGAGTTCTTCACAAGATTTCGATATTAGGACTGCGGATTTAAACTCAGATGGCAAATGGGACCCAGAAGACGATGAAAGACTAGGTAGAAGAAGACGGGCTTATGAAATCATGTATGGGTTGACTGAAAAAATGAAAAACCCAAGGCTTGCTCTTAATATTGAGATTATAATAGAAGAATTTGAAAGCAAAGGTAAAATTATAAAGACAACTACTTTTTGGAAAGCTCAGAACACCGGTCCGAGAGACATATACGTCCTCACGATGGAAAGTAGATTTCTGATAAGGCTATATAGTGATATTCACAGAGCGATTTGTAGCCTTCATCCTTCTGAAAAACTGACAGATCCAAAATCAAGGGACTCCTTCCAATCACAACATTTCAGATCTTGCAGATCCGTCAGAGACAAAGGTAGATTCAGTAGTACTCTGAGTGTTTCAGCAGACATGTCGACTTGGTCTCAAAAATTCACTATGTATGAGTTTGAATGCATGGATAGATTCATGTTTCCTCCTGAGTTTATTGGGTTCTCTCAATACGTTTTGACAGCTCATAGAAATAAAATAGTTCAATTGTCCCCTCATTTAGTTGCAAGTTTCTTCCGAACCAAGTCTTCTTTACATGAAGTGAATCCTCTGTCATCAGATTCTGTAGACAGGCTCAGGGATGCTTTCTGGGATGGGGACGTTCTTCTTGGTAAGCAACAGACAGCTTTCACCCTTCATAATGATATGTTAACTGGGATACTACACTACCCGTCGTCAACATATCACACTATACAATTGGAGTTTGTGAAGTCGGAGGTTGAAAAGTGGTGCAGACAAAGGAACATAATAGGGATAATGAGTTTCGAAGTTTCGTCAGACGATGAGGGCTTGAAGATAACATTTTTTTCAAACAACAAGGACTCAATCAAAAGAGAATCCCAACTGTTTAAAACTGCATGGCCATCGCTCAAATATAATATTGATAGATTGTTTGGAGTGTCAACCTCTGACGAGAAAACATCAACTAGTTTCTTGCCCATGTTCGAATTCAACTCAGAATTCCACGCGATGGGTACGGTTGTAGCAGCTTTGGTTAAATGGGTGTCAAGAGGTTGTGATCATAACTTATCAGACAGTTTACATAAAGTCGTATCATCATTTTTCTCGCAATTATCATCAATCAGAGATCAAGGAGCTACTGGGTATCTTTGCCATGCTGTGCAGATTGGTCAAGTCAGTTCATTAATAAGGGCTTTAGGATATACCACTACCACCTGGTGTACCATTGATGTCTTCAAGAAGATAATGTCCCCAAAGCTTTCCTATAATGGCTACATGCCAATCCAATCACCCAGAGTTGCAGGATTAGTCGACACTGATTATTATAATTGGCTGAGTTGTTCAAATTCAGAGATGAGTAGGAAGATAATGAGTCGCTTAGGTACCTTCATATCTCTTGATGATGAGGATTTATCAGTGAAAACAACTTACTCTGTTAGAAATCAGAAGAAATATTTTGATATTTTAGGTAGACTAGACATTGATAGAGAAGAAAGAGAGTTCTTGGTTAATGAGGAGAACTTTGAAGTATTTCTTAGGTCTTCCCAGACTGTAGAAGAAAGTAAGCTTAAGATGAAAAGGCTCATACTCAATCCTAACACAAGTTCTAATCTAACCTGGGTAACTAGAAGCCACAGCAACATGCAAACTCCTTATTTACTATGGGCAGCCTTGTATAGATTTAATGATGAATTATGCTGCTTGGAAGATCTCTGTGTTAAATGTCTTGAGTTTAATGATGTTGGTATTAATCTTTTATTCCCAATGACCAATCAGTTTCTTGTTATCCAGCAAGAATCAGAGAGTCCTATAAGAGTCATCAAGAGAACTAAACCTATGAGGACAAGAGTACAATGGATGAGACCATATTATGAATCTGAAGCCTGGTGTGTTGAGTTTAAATCTCTGTGTAGACACTTCTGGTTTGGTTCTAAGTTGACTATGTCAACAGTGAATGCTGAAACTTTATGGAATCACGCCAAGAGGACGATTCCCTTCTTGAGAGATAATCATGTTGACACATTAAAAGAATCACCAATGCAAACTTTTGAAGAACTGTTAACTTTTATTCATCAGATTGGAAGGAAAGTAAAACCAAGACGCTTGCTCGTAAGAGGGAAAGTATCTAGATTCACGTCATCCATATCAGCACTTATTGCCAACAATCTAACATCAGACTTATTAGTAGAGTTTTGTGAAGAGGAAGTACCTATACATGATATGGGTGGTGTTGTCTCGGCCACGTTGAGGAGAATCGTGGAGTCAATGGAATCGAGGATGACTACATGGCTAGAACTACTTCCATTCATGCAGGAGTATAATTATGAAGAATACATGAATAGACTTAAAGACGACATGTCGAAATTCTTAGTCAAGATACCTGAGTCCGTCAGGATGAGAAGTACAGGAGACACAAGGCTTGATGATTTCTATGAACGGTGTCTTTTCATGATCGGTCAAAGGGATCTGTCAACCATGGTCACTAACTCCAGTCATGTCGCAGTTTATTATCAACCTCAGGATCTTGTTGACGGCAAGTACATTGGAGACTATGACTTGATACAAAAAAGAAATGGAATTTTAATGAGGCTGACAAAATCAGAAGGTCAGTCACTTCTTGTGATACCAGAGGTTTCAGATGCCACAAAGAAACTTAGCTCTCCTTATAACTACCAGTCAGTAATGAAAGGGCATGTTGAAATCCCCTATGGTATGAACCCTAAACTTGTAAAAGAAAAAAATCAAGTGTTCTTGTTTGTCGATGGTGCATATGTGAGTTTGCCAAAGATGATTCAATCTAAGAAGACTGAGAGGTTTGGGTCAGGGATCTTAGAAGCATGGCTGTCTGGAGAAGACTTTAATGATGATGAAGTTGAAGATTTTTTTGACATACTGACAGAGGGTCGTGGTCCACCTTTTTTTAGAGGTGATGGTGTAGCTCACGACGATTTTATATTTGATGTTGCATGTTCTATGGTTTCAACCACTAAAAGAAGATTTGAAAAGCTTCCGGTTATACCACTGAGAGAAGCTATAGAAGATCATTTTGATGAGAGATTGCTCCAGATTAACGAGGACAATTCTGATGAGGGCATGGGAGAGTTATTCGAACTGCTAGAAGAGTTAGGAGAGCAGGATGACTCAGACCTTGATGGTATTTTAGAGTTTGAGAATGAGATTGCTGAAGAAGACGATCTTTATGATGAGATAGAAGCTGAAGGATTGGACTCTTTCACTTGGTTGCAAGAAAATGAATGCTCTCTTAATATCTACAAATGGTACCTCAGGAGCACACGAGAGAGAGCAAAGAGGTTGAAA